ACGGGCGAGCCGACCCTTGATGATGAGGTTGGCGATCGTGGTGTAGACCGCCTTGGCCGGCGCTTCCTTCACCAAGTTCGGGTGCTCCGTAGGCGAATGGAAATCCGTCTCAAGGCAGGCGTACGTGAACTTCTCGATCGCGTCCGTATCGCTGAACGTCGTGTACTGGGAGTTCCAGTTCCCCAACGTCCGGTAGGTGGCCCGACTCTGCCCGAACGGACCACTCGTGTAACTGGCATGGTTCACGTTCAGAAGGTTGTCATTTTTGGCCGACGTGTTGATACCAGTGAAGCCGCTATAGGAAGTCCCGGCGGTCGATTCCGGCTCGCTGTAGATGTAGTAGCGAAGCGGAAACGCCGTTTTGTCGTCCGTGCTCGCGGGCGGGGCCGACCAGAACCAGTTCTCGAAGAAGTCCGCCGCGCCTTGCTCGTTGCCGAGCGCCCGCGACGTGATGAGGTTGACGAGTTCCTGCTCGCCCTTGCAGGCCGATAGTTCCCACTTGCCGTAGGACCATTGCATCACCCGCGCCAACCGCCAGGGCAGCGTGCCCTGGACTTGGAAGTCGCGCTTGTCGATGCTGCCGGGATCGTCCTCGCTGACCCACGCCCCGGTGTTGTTCGACGTGACCTGGATGTTGAACCGGAAATCCGTGCCCCCGGAGTCGAAAACCTCCGTCGGCAACCCGAACTGAAACTTCGTCCACTTGCTGTCGATGGCGCGCTTCATGTTCCGCTGCAAGGCGGGGAACGCGCTGTAGTGCAACTGGGTGTTACTTACGTCGATGAAGTTCCGTTTGTTGTAGAACGGAATCGTCTGACGCAGTAGCCCAGTGTGGCTTTCTAATGCAGGCATTCGCCTAACTCCTCTGTATCACGAAACGGTCATCCCCGTGTCGGATTGCCGCCCGCTTGGCCCCATGCCGCCCCGATGACCTCGTTGATCCGCTCTAACTCGCGGGCCATAGGATCACCTTGGGGCGGGGGTTCTGCGGACGACCCTCGGCGTTGAGCGCCGCGAATCACCGAACCGCGTTGAGGACCGTTTTTGCCGTTGGTTCCTGCGTTCCCGGTCACGCGACCGGCGAACGGCGACGCACTGAAGGCGTCGGCCATGACTCGCTGCAAGGGCGCGCCCGGACCTAGAATCGAAGCGTAGCGTTGGTACGTCGGCTCAAAGTAAGCCCGAAACGCAACGTAGTTCTGGACCCTGGGATCGTTCGGATTGGTCTGGGCGACCCGTCGGATTTCCGACGGCATCCCCATCGCCTCCACGAACCCCGGCACTTCCTTTGCGGCGTTGTCCCACTCGGCGGCCTGTTGCGCTTCGCTGGACGCACGCTGACCGGCTTCAACGCTTTGTTGAATCATGCCGTACAACCCAACCATCATCTGTTTGAGTTGTGCGTTTTCCGCTCCCAGCGTCGCTTTGACCTGGTTGGCGAACTGTTGAACATCCCGAAGCGGTTTGACTAACTCCGGGGCGATGTTCTCTTCGTTGAGGTCGAGTTTCAGGTCCGCCAGCGCAGTCGGTTGGACCGGCGGTCGGGGTTGCTGCGGAATCCCGGTTTGTGGATCAACTGGCGGCGGCGGAGCGCCCCACTGCTGTTGCGGGGGTGGACCAAACTGTTGTTGCTGCTGCCGCCACTGTTGGAACGCCTGGAACTCACCAGGGTCGATCCCCGCCCCCTGCATGACCGACTGGCGACGCCAGAGGACTTCCTTCTGCAAGTCCTGGTCGCTCTTGAAGGCCGCGATCTCGTCCTCACGGAACCCCACGATCTTGGCCGCCTCCATCCATGCCCCGTCCAATTTGACGGGCGGCGGGGCACCCTCAGTCCCTTCGTCCCCCGGTCCCTTCGTCCCTTCTTTCGGTAGGAACTTCCCGTCCGGTCCGCGCTGGCGTTCGACCGGCGGCGTTTCAGCCGCGACCTGCTCGGCGATAAAAGCACTCGCCGCCTCGTGGGCGCGAGCGACTTCCGCAGCAAGGGGGTCGGGTTGCGTGACGACCACGGGGGTCGGTTCGGTTGGCGTTGCAAGAGGTTGAGTCGTCGATACGGGTCCGTCTGGCATACTTCGCTGCTCCAAAAAAGAAGGACCGCCGAGATTGAATCTCTGCGGCCCCTTTACGAGCAGCGAGGGTAAAGCCTACTAGCGGGAGCTACCCGCTTGCAGCCCAATCGAAACCACCGAGTTTCAACCTCGGCGGTCGTTCTTCACTTTATCGCCCGGCATCCACGCCGGATGGGATCAAAATCCTCTCGGTTTTACGCGCCACGGCCTCGAACCCTTGGCGCAACAGACCGCCGTTCCGGGCACACTGGTCGCGCATGAACAGATCGAGTTTTATCAAGGCGTCGGTCACTATTTCCTTGCCGGTCTGTCGTTTGTCGGCGGGCATGACCCACGGAAGATTCAGTATGGCGTTCATAGGTACGATCCCGCGAGTCGTCATCTCAACCCGCGTAAGCATCGCCTCGCCCTTCCACGTCGCCGTCACGAACGCCTCGCAAGCGTGAAGGCCGCGAACGGTCCGAAGTTCATGGTTGCATTCGTCCACAAAGGCGTCGAGGTTCGCGTGGTGCTTACGGTAGCTGATCTTTCCTCCGTTGGAAGATTCCACAGGCCCCTCGAGGTTCAGGGTTTCGGTTTCGATCACACTTGGATTCTGGGGGTCGTCACCCATCTTGTCAAGTCCTAGTCCGACGGGTCGCCTCTGCGGCAATATCCATCAACAACTGATTGGCTTGCGTTGTTTGAGCGGTGCGTTGTTTCGTCGTAGCCAAGGGGCCTCTCGGTGCGGCGGCGGGTGGGGTGTAGACATCCTGTAGGGGGTCGTTCGTCCATCCGGGCGGTTTGCCGTTGCTCCACCAACCACTCGGATACTGCATCACAAAGTCCCCCTGGCCGTTCGTCCACCATCCGGTCGGCAACTGAGTGTATCCCACAGGACCGGTCATACCCGGTCTACTTTGGATCGTCGGCTGCGCTGTCGGCGTCCCCGGCTTCATCCTGTTTGATCCCGGAAACGGACCTGGACGCGCCAAAGACTCCGCCCGGTACGCAGGAGCGCCGTAGGTTCCAGGTTGCCTGACGCCTTCGTACTGCCAGTGTTTGTTCGGGAGGTCTTGATTCGGTCCCGTCGGCCCGCCGAGGATCATCGTTCCCTGACCGGGTTGTGGACGTACAGCACCGACCATCGACGGTGTCGTTTGTTGACCGGGTTGCTGGGCCGGATCGCCAATGTAACGTCCATAGATGTCGTATCCGTTCCGGGCGAACGGATGAAACCCCCGACCGGCGGCCACGTTCGGGAAAGCGTTAGCCAGCCAACTCGGTTTCGCTGGTTTCGGACCGTAGGTCGTCGGATTGAACCAACTCATAAAACTCGGCTGAAATTGCTGTTGAGCCATAATCAAAACTCCGGCGGCAACTTGTCGCGCCACGTTCCCGGCGGGGGATTCAGGTAACAGGCGTCCGCGTCGTATCGCTTACTGGCACGCAGCCACTGGCGCTTGTGTCTCGGACTCAGGAACTCGGCCCGCCACGCAAAGGTCGGCTGCCCGTCAGGACCGTGCGAGGCATGGGTTTGAACGTAGCGAATCGGCACGCCACGTTCGGCGTCGATCTTCATTTGCTTTCGCAGGTCCGCTTTCGTGCCGATAATGCCGTTGGACCGCGAAAGCTGCACCTCGCCCGCCTTTTGCCCGACGACGCGCCGACCCAGCACTTCGCGCTTGTCGGTTTCGTACTCAACGCGGGTTACGGTCGTTGAACCGTTGCGTCGTTCAATCCACAGGACTGCCATACGCTACTCCTACGTCGGTCCCCATCGAATCAACCAGCGCACGAAACGGCAAATGCGCCCCGGAGGGTCGAAACCGCCGCACCCGCTCCATTCATAAGAGCACCGAATCGCCCGCAGTTGAAACTGCCGCCAAGTCATCACGCCGCCTTACGCTTTCCTGAAGGTGATCTTTTCGAGCCGAAGAACGGTGCGATAGCGCCGACGAAAGCGCCCAAGGTCACTTACGGAGTAAATTCCTTCGTATCCTACCATCGGTTTCCATGTTTCCATAGTTACACCTAAGCGACCATGATTTCGTTTTGTTGTGAACCTCTCCCGAAAGCCCTCATGACTTCCATCTCCGCCCCGCTCCCGTCGCTCTCGCTCCTCCGCGTGTAATTCCCGTTCGGTTTGTTCGGATCGGACGTACCGCCCGGCGAGCGCGGCCCCAGCAACTGCTGCAACCGTTCCGGGTCTTGATTGAGGATCAACACGTCGTACAGTTCCGGCAGGTCCTTGTACTTCGCCACCGTACGCACCACCGCCTCCACGTCGATCGAAATACCCTGCACCGCCGCTTGATCGCCCATTCCCTGAATGATCTGCAACGCGCCGAGCAGGTCGGCCAGCCGCGAATCGGGACTGCGCTCGACGTAACTGTACGGCTCCACGTCCACGTCGTAGTCCGCGCAGTCGGCGAACGTCTGACGGTGCAGCCGCGTCCACGGCAGCCGGTACACGGTGCCGGACGTCGGCATTTTCTTTTCAATCATCCGCGGCGTTTCGTCGGGATCGCTCAAGTCAAACGTAAAAACGTCCTCGCAAAAACCTTTGACGAACTTCGCGGACCAGCCGGACATATCTTCCAGCAGTTCGTTAGACGCGCTGCGAAGCAAACGCTCCGATCCGAAGGTATCGGCCTGCTGCATGAACTGATCGACCACCCCGCCGCTCGCGTAACTGAAATCCCGCTTTTGCTTCTCGGCCATCGCCACCGTATCGGGGGCCGCCCCTCCGATGTGCATTCCCCGGACCGCCCCGTTCTCGGCCAATACCGATTGATTGTTCACCGCATTAACGACCCGCTCGGCCTCCTCCTTGCCCGCGTTGCTATACACCAGCAACCACTTGGCGACCTGCTGTTGATGGATCGTTTTCATGTCCAGGATGTTGAACGCCTTGTGCTTGGTGAGCAGGTGCATCATGGGCGATAGCGGAATCGCGTTGCCCGCGACTTTCTCGTAGTAGAGTTTGCGATAAGGCCCGTGGCGCGGGCCCAACCACTCGGTCTCAAGTAATCGCATCGTCGGTTGGTGGCGCGGGTAGTAGACGAGCTTGTTCCGAGGCCGGTCGTACACACAGAAAATCTCCGCGTAGTCGTACAAGCCGCGCTTCTGACCGAAGGCCCGCCGGTAGTTGCTGATTTCATCGTCCGGTGAATCCTCCGCGCCGTTAGGTTCGATCTGCATCCGAACGTCAGGATCAAACAGCGGGTGCTCGCGGATGTCGGCGATCTTCATGCGAAACTTGTGGCCCTCGAAATCCGGCCCCTCCAACGTCGGCGAATCCAAGTCGAACACGTAGTCCGCCCGGTCGATGGACTCGAAACCGAGATCGAGTCGCATCCCCTTGGGCGTGCCGACGTACACGGGGGCCGTGAACAGGACGCCGAACGACACCATCGACTGGCCGACGACCTCGCGCAACACGTTCGCCGCGTCCGACGCAACAATCCGTTTGTTGGCCGCGATCTCGGCATTCTCCGACCAGGATTTCCACTGCGGGTTCTGGACGTTGACCAACATGCGGGGTTCTTTGCTGATTAGGCGCCGCGACATCGCCCGCGCCGTCATACTCATCAACGCGATTGTAGTTTGCGGCCCCTGCGTGCCGTTACGACGGGGATAGTGCTCGCCCATCATGTAGTCCAGGAGCGTCTGATGGAGAGTGCGGTCAACCTTCTGCTGGCGGTAGTTCCAATCGACCGCTTCGGTCAACCGATCGAAGTGCTTGTCGTTAAGTTCAGTGTAGGCCACGTCTAAACCCTAGCACGCAATTCCGGGGTGTCAAACAAGGGCATCCTCATATTCCGATTTCCGCTCCAACTGCTTCGCCATCCTGTATGAACCCCAAGGGGCCTCCCCCGCCTTCGGCAAGGCAGCATACGGCTTCTGCAGCGCCTGACAAATACACACCCTGGCGATCACGCGGTCCCCGTGATTGTCCCGCGCCCCGCTGGGGTCTTGGGACATCAAACTCGCCGAGTGGATCGGAGCGCCCTTGCCGTTGGGATTGTGCTGGTAATGCCGCATCTCCCGCACGCAATCGGGGCTCCGCTCCTTCAACCGCCCGTCGCAAATCATCTGCTGATGAAGCCCGAACGCCAGCCGGGCGTCGTCACCCATCGCGTCCTTGTGCCACCCATACCGCACCTCGCCCGCACGGGCGACGTTCGTGGTGGTATCGACCCACAAGTTATCATACCGCCACTTCCGCAGGACCGTATCAACAAACTCCCCGCCCGGCCCGTTCCGCTCCGGGATCATCACGGCGGGCCGAAAATCGTCGCCCTCGAACCAGATGCCCGCCGCTACCGCAATGGCGGCCAACTCATACGGTTTGACCCCGTGGCACACGAACTCCGCCACAATCTCCCCCGTCATCCAATCGGCGTGGGCGATTACCGAGTTGCTGGCCCCCCGACCCATCGAATCCACGCTACCGGCGGCAATGTCGTCACCCTGAACGTACCGGGTGTTGCGGGGCGGACGACCGGCGGCGTCCAAGTGAAACCACAACCGCCATCGTCCATTCGGTTGCTCGCACCACCGGACCACGCGAGGTCCGTCTTTCGTCTCGATAATGTCCAACTCCCCGACGTGCCACGGTTCGGAAGCGGTACCAGGCTTGTCGGAAGTCCCCA